CTTGGGTCCTTCGGTTGGACTTCAAAACCTTCTTCCATACCTCTCTCCTTTTCTTTATTATACAGGTAAGAACAGGGCTAGTCAATAGCCCTGTTGCTCGTTTGACAAATTACTTACTGTTCAAACGATGGTCTGGAGAACGTTGCAGGATCGAATGTTGCGTGTTGTACTTTACCGTGATTACCAAAGATAGTTTCTTCTGGCTTCTCATCAGCAACTGCAAGGATTGCATTTAGGTCAGCACGTCGGATAATGATTTCAGTGCCGTCTTCTTCTACGACTGTAACACCTCTAGTCCAACGGCCGTGCTCTAGCAAGATCCACTCACCTACTTTGACATCTTTTTGTTCAGCGCCAATAGCCCAAACTCTGCCCCAGCGGTGTTTGATACCTTCGCTTTTGCCATCTAAACTTTGAATGACAATTCCGCCTTTGGTCTTTTCTTCGCCGAACTCCATGTCTGTGATAAGAATGTTATCACGGATTGGAATTAGTTTACCGGTTACTTTTGGTTTCATTCGTTTCCGTCCAAGTCCATATTAGAAATGTCTTTTGCTTTTTTAGCAGCAGGAGCTTCATCCGGAACTGCTTTTGAAGCATCTTGGTAATATTCTTTTAAGACATCTTCACGTTTCTTAATAATTTTACCACCAGCACCTAGCTCATCGCCACGAGCATTTACTCGTGCATTGCCAACTGCTACTGTCATTTCGTTTTGCATAGCTAATTTATGCATGTCGACCTCTTTACCGTTCATTGTACGGTAAACTGATCTTTGTTGTTCTTTCATTGCCATTTTAATCTCCTTGGATTATACTATTACTTATCTCAGGAATTCCTGCCAGTCTAAATTATATTTGATGCTGTCGATTTTATGTACGCCAATCAAAAACAGTATATAACTAGATACACTTGATCCACGTCCAACACCCCATAATATGTTATTAGCCCTGCACGTATCTACGAAGTATTTGAGCCAACGTAACAAGTCCATCATATTCCGTTGTTTAAACGCTTCCAATTCTTCGCGAACTCTTACGTTGTCGCCGCCTAGGCTATAGATCCATGCTTCGATATCCATATTCTTATAGCTATCAGGCATAAACCAATCGGATTGCATTGCTGCATCAAAGTCGCTAACGCCGATTTGATCTAATGCGCTATTTGGTTCTGCTAGGGTTTTCTCTAGATATGTTTCTAAAGTTCGAATCTCAGTATCCTTGTCCACAATAAGATCGGGCAAAACGTTAGCTTTGCCCTGATATATCAATTTGAATAGATCTTGTGAATCAAAAATTGGATTATTAAATTTGTCTTGACGCATTAACACATATTAACTGATATTAATTAATTTGTCAAGCCCTTTATCTCTAGTTTCGTTCTGAATTGCCCAAGCCTTTGCTCGTCGTTTGCCCAATTCTTCTTTGTATGCTTCTAAAACCATAACAACCTGCTCGCGTAATTCGACGTTAATAGTCATGAAATACTTTTTGGTCAATTCTTGAATTTTTAATTCAACTTCATTGTCCTTGAGATGATCGAGATCTTGAACAAACGGATGCATTAGAACTCGCCTAAATCTTTTACGTAAACAGTTACGCCGCCATTGTAAGTCCAAGCTTCGATTACTCTGTGCTTTTGATCTTGTGCAAGTGTAAATGTTGGAGCGCCACTGATGTTAAGAGTAATACCTGCACCTGCAACAAATTCGCCACCAGCTTCAGTACCTAACGTAGCGGTTCTAGCAGCATTGCCATCACTGATCAAGTGCAATCTAATGTTAGCATACTTACCAGTAGTAGGCCAACTTTGGAAAGTAATTGTAGTGTTACCAGCAAATGTTACATACTGAAACGATCCATTATCTAAATCAACAAACTGTGGCGAAGAAATATTATTCAACGAATATGTTGCACCGTACAACTGCTTAGTTGTTGCATTTGATATTTCATTTCCTAAGAAATTGTTATCATCGTTTACTTTCGCAGTATCAGTTTCTAATGTAGTAATTGCACCTTCCGCAGTTCCTAAAGAAGCTTTAATTGCTGCAAAGTTTCCACGGAAGCCTTGGCTGTTGTTATCTTGTCCTGCTACTGGATATGTCTCATCAATAGCGCCATAATTTAAATCACTCATACTGTTATCCTATCGTTTTTAAATACAAGATATTTATCTTGTGTGTATCCGGCCACAGAGTCTATTAGGTAGCGGTCTACGGTGTATTCTAGGGATTTGAAATCAAATCCGCTATATTTTATGTTCAAAATAATGTCATCTGCTGTTCCTACTTTACAGTAGCAAATTGGCAATGCCTTTTGAAAATCTAGCTCTTGTTTACTGCCCGGCTGTATGCTTCGCATCCATAACGGCAAGTAATTTCTTTCACTAACAGCATTTGGCATGTTTTTAAACTTATCGCGCCAGTTGCTAATGCTACTTGGGAAGTATGTACCTGGACTAGGGTTTGAAACAAAGAACGCTTCACTATCGACTCTAATCAATGGATCAGGGCGATTGTGATATTGACGATCCTCTTCCATACTTGCTATGTTTTCGTTAGCATCCCAGAAGTTTACTTTGTTATCTACAGTAATGTAATCTTTTTGTAAGCTAGTCTGCAATTGGCTCGGTAAACGTTTATTTCTTGGCTCTAGCGGATCAATCATGCTTACATATACTACTTCGTATACTTCGTCTTTTGTTCCTGGTAGTATTGCGGTTGCTTTCTTAACTTCGCCAAATAAGAATTGTTTCTTCTTGTGATTTAACCCCATAGCACCTACATACGCCGCAGCTTCTTTTGTTTCGATGCCTGCATATACTAGCATCTTAAGATCTTGCTGAATACCAAATTCTTTATCGTTTGGTCTGTAGATACTAGACGGAGTAAACACTGTACTGTCAGTTATAAAGTCTTTCCACAATGTTCTCTGCGATTGCTTTAAGAACGGACGAGTACTTAAATTACTATACAATTTATTGTTAGGTGTATTTACATACACAGTAAATTCTTTCACGCTTGCACTAAATCCGTATTGATCACGTGCCTTGACCTTGAATACATACTCTCTATCAACAGTAGTTGTGCTAGCATCGAATGTTTGAGTTCTGAATGTAACTGGAGTATTATCAGTACCGTCTTCTGTTTCGTAGAATGTAATCAATCCAGGGGCAGTTTCGTTACCGTACTGATTTACTTTACCGATAATTTCTCCGTCTAAGTTTAATGTTAGACCTGGAGGTAATGAACCTTCAGTAATTGTGTAAATGATAATTGCTTCAGCAACTGAACTAGATGCCGATAATTTTAATGTAGAAATATAGTTAGCATCAATTGACCCTAGGTCAGGATCTGTGTGCCACGTAATAACACTATCAATCTCTCCAATAATATCTATCGAAAATGTTCGACTGACTTGAACTGAATCATCGTTAGTACCAAATCTAGTTGCAACAATAGTCCAGCTATATGTCTTAGTTACAGCAGTTTGGTAAGGGACTGTTCCAAATATCTCAGCAGTAGTTGGGTCAAACTGCATGCCAGGCGGCAACTTTGCTAGCTCTTCATCTGTCATACTGTAAATTACAGTACCTGCTGTTTGTGCATTATATGTATCTAGGATTAACGAAATGTAATTGCTAGCTCTATATGTACCTAAGTAAGGAGCCGTGATCCAGATTGGATCACGTAGATAGCTAGTGTCCGCAGTGAACATTCCTGAACCTGCTTGATACGTAATGTTATCAGCACGGAAATAATCATCACCGACTACAAATATTTTAAACGTTCGAGTAACAACGCTATCACCGTCAGTAATAGTTACAATAAATTCGTAATTTCTGTTTAACTTCTTAGGAGTTTTGTTAGGAAAGCTAAAATCATAATACATTTGATCATAGACAAAACTATCGTAGCCGTTAGTTGGTCTGTATCCAAAGTCGTATGCAACATTGTCGTACAATCCGTTGTCGTAACTTCCGTCACCGTCTGCGATAGTGATTGCAAATGCAGGTTCAACAAATCCAACAATACGGCCAGTGTTAGTTAATGATAGACCTGGAGGTAACTCCCCACCGTCACTTGCAATGAAGAAGTTAACAGTTTGCCCGGCAGCAGTATCTGTGTC